AAGCGATTGAGTCGGGCGTTTGGTATGTTAACGTATACCCGGTTTGTGAAGTGTTCCCGTGCTCGCGTGAAGAGTTTAAAGGCGCTTGGGAGGATAGATTTAGCTATGATTACGTAAACAATCAATATCTTAAGGCTAAAGGAGCCGGACAACTAGATTCATTTAATCAGGAGTTAATGCTACGTATTACATCTGAAGAAGACAGATTAATTCAAGATGCGGATCTAATCTGGTATAAAAGAAGTACATTACTCAAAAATAAGGGAGCCTATAATTTTTATATTACTACTGATTTTGCAACCAGTGATAGAGAACACGCTGATTTTAGTGTAATTAACGTATGGGCGTATAATAATAATGGCGATTGGCTCTGGGTAGACGGGTATTGCAAAAGAGCCCTGATGAATGACACCATTGATAACTTATTTCGTTTAGTTCAGGAGTATACTCCTCAGGAAGTGGGAATTGAAACAACAGGACAACAGGGAGGTTTCATTAGCTGGATTCAAAATGAAATGGGCCACCGTAATATTTATTTTACATTGTCTACGGGGAAAAATAGCAATACAATAGGAATCAGACCGACCAAGGATAAAATGAGCAGATTCCAGCAGAATGCTGTTCCCTTGTTTAAATCTAAAAAAGTATGGATGCCCGAGGAATTAAAAGATAGTGAGGAACTTGTGGAGTTGCTTTTTGAGTTATCTTTAGCTACTCTAAAGGGGTTTAAAAGTAAACACGATGATCAGATAGATACGATCAGTATGTTGGCAGAACTAAATGCATGGAAACCGAGTGAAGTGGCTACCCAGGAAGATGATGAGGATGAGTTAAATAACTCAGTTATGTGGGGTGATGATGGTAGCACAAAAAAAGCAGGAGACAGCTCCTACTTTGTTTAACAGCTCGCTTCAACTTGTCCTCTCAACAAGTTGACGTGCCTCCCGGATAGGTGAGGGTTTGGTAGCCCTTGCCTATCCACCTTCTTAGAGGATGATATGAAAGTTTCTGAATATATTGATTACTTAACTACCGGAGAATGCAGTAAGCTTGCTATTGCTAGTGTTGGAGACATGTCTTCTAATCCAGACCCGGTTCCAACTGCAGTGCAAACAATTAATCAAAATAAATTTATTAATTATGTAAATTTAGCTAATTTAGCTTTACATAAAAGATTTCATTTAATGGTAAAAACATATGAAATGGACAATCCATTAGACGGAGAAGAATTTACTTTACCTTCGGATTTTCTTGTTCCTATTCACGCATATTATGCTTCAGATTACGTACAAGTACCTATTAAAGATGATTCGGTAAAATTAGTATCTGATGTAGATCAACATGTGTCTATTCTTATACCTGAACCGTTTAAAGCAGTTATTAAAGGCACCGATGCAGAAACACCAAAGCGTACTCAAATTCTTTTAAAATACGCAGCAGCACCTAAAAAAGCTAAAGCAACTTACGCAGATTTAAAAATTAATGAAGTGTACACAGAAGCATTATTAAATTACTCAGCATATAAAGCACACGGTGCTATTAGTGGAGATATGAAAGACGAAAATAATACTTATTATCTTCGATACGAAGCTAGCTGCAAACAGCTTATTAATTCTGGTATGTGGGGGAATAACGATATCGAAATTAATACTAAATTAGAGGACAACGGATTTGTGTAATTAGTTTGACTTTCTAAAATATTGTATTTATTCTGTACCCGCAACCATTGCCAATGCTGAGAACAACCTCCTTAGGAGTTAACAATGGCATACTATGAAACTATTAACCTCGTGGCTAGTGATACTAAGCCAGAGATCAACTTAACATTAAAAGACAACACCACCGCCGCAGCTGGTCTAACTCTAGACCCTGATGATTCCTCTACCTGGGCTTTAATCGATATTTCTGATCCCGCAGTTACAGTAAAATTCCGTGCTTTAGGCAGTACAACTGTCCTAGATACGATGACTTGCGTAAAAGTAGCTCCGTATACAAACGGAGCATGCTATATGCCGTGGGGTGCTACGACTTTGGATGTTTCAGCTGGTACTTATGAAGGTGAAATTTCATTAAATTATACTTCTGGAGGCGTCTTAACTTTATTTGATAGACTGAAATTTAAAGTAAGGGCTGACTTCTAATGAGTTCTAAAATTTCTGCAGATATTAGTTATGTTAATGCTGATGTAGAGATCCATCTAGAGTACGATAGTAAAAATAGGGAATTTTATTTTACAGTTCCTTTAGCTGATTCGCATGAATTTGCAATAGTAAAACCAGCATTAAGTGACGTCTTTGCACTACTGGATTCTGCAGCAGTACACCCATCTAAATCACCTTCAGATAGCGTCACTGTTTCAGATACGGCCTATAGAGTACTAACTAAAGCTCTAGCAGATGGTTTCGCTGTAGATGATGGGGTATTAATAGACAAAGATTACACTGGAACTAAAGGTAATGTTGCTACGATGTCGGATATTCTCGGACTGTTGTATGCACATCCTGTAGCTGATAGTTTTAGTATGAGTGACGTAGTTGCCCAAGTTTGGGACTACAGCAGAAGCTTTAATGAGTATATTACACTTACAGATACTGAAGCTAATCCACTGGGTACGCTTATATTTAATACAGATATGTTAAATGCGAGCAACTCCCAGTTTGTCTTAGAAAAAGGCAATGATCAGGTTGATATTCTTGGACCTGTTTCAGATGCAATAGCATTAACACCAGGTAAAAATTTCACAGACGCTTTTACATTCAGCGATACTGACAGCTATAACTTAGGTAAAGGTGTATCTGACCCAATTGGTTGCACAGATGCATTTTATATAGACTTAGCTACTTATACTGATTCACTAAGTCTATCAGAAGTACTGGCCGACCATTTTTCCAAAAACAGCAGCGATACAGCGACTGTTTCTGATACAATAAACCTAAGTTATGTTACGGGCGGGGTCCTGAATGCGATACCGTTAAACACGATAGTATTAAACTAGGAGTTTAAAAAATGATTAAAGATGACTTACGATTAACAGGTGCACTAACTATTTCACTAAATGGTGTAATAGTTCAAGAAACAGACAATCTAGTAGTAACGGCGGGTAAAAACTGGGTAGCTGATAGAATGAACAATGCGAACACAGTAATGACGCATATGGCATTAGGTACCGGTACTAACGCAGCGGCCGTTGGAGATACCACGTTACAGACAGAAATTGACAGAAATGCTTTAACAAGTACTACTGTTTCAACTAATACAATTGCATATGCATGTACTTGGGCAGCTGGTGATGGTACAGGTGCTATTACTGAAGCTGCGATTCTTGATGCTGCTTCATCTGGTGACATGCTTGCACGTACTGTATTCTCAGTAGTTAATAAAGGCGCAGCAGATTCAATTACTATTACGTGGACTATCACCATATCTTAATAATCCCTGTCACTTAAAGGAGTACAGTTATGGGTGTAAAGTTTACGAATAATGCATATACAACATTAGCCTCAACAATATCAGCTTCAGCTACTAGTTTTGATCTAGCTTCAGCTGCGACTTTTCCTACACTAGCTGCGGGAGACTGGACATATGTATCCCTAACCGATGAAGTAGTTAAAGTTACTGCTATTTCGGGGGTTACTTGTACATGTGAGGCTGTATCAGGTGGGCACTCTGCTGGTATTGCTGTTGAACTTAGAATGACAGCAGAACTATTAAATGATTTTGCTGAAGATCTTGGCTCTGGATATAAGGGTGGCGATATAGCTTCCGCTTCGCCTACTGTTATAGATACTGACGGAGATTATTTTAATGTAACTGGGACGACTGGCTTTTCAGCCTTTACCGTTGCCGCTAACCGTCTCTTCGTCCTTCAGTTTGCTGGGGCGTTAACAATGACCCATCATGCTACCAATTTGGATTTACCAGGAGAAGCAAATATCACAACTGCAGCTGGAGATGTTGCGGAGTTTTTTTCAACTGGTGCTAATACGGTTCAATGTCTAAACTATACAAAAGCGGATGGCACGGCAGTTGTTGGTGTTGATGCCACTAGTGTAACCGCAGCAGGTGCATTAATGGATAGTGAATGTGCTGGTCTTGCGGCAGTTAAAGCGACTACGGGTACATTTTTAACTGCTGACCAAACTAAACTAGATGCTATTGAAGCTAGTGCTACCGCAGATCAAACTGCTGGGGAAATACTAACTCTTATAGAAGATGGTGTTGATAGTGTTCACTATAAAGATGGGAGTATTGATAATGTGCATTTAGCAGATGACGCCGTTGATTCGGATGAATTGGCTGCAGGAAGTGTAGATAATGCTCATTTAGCGGATGATGCTGTTGATTCAGATGAATTAGCAGCGGGTGCTGTTGATAATGCTCATATAGATGCTTCTGCTGGGATTGCTGTAACTAAAATTGCAGCTATGCCTTATGATTTAGGTTTCACGGGTGGGTTTGATAAAGATCTGGTTAAAGAAGATGTAGCTGTAGCCACTTATGGTGAAATGGTAATGGCTAGAGCTTGTACCATAACTGGTGAAGTTGCTTATGTTGACACGGCTCCTACAGGAGCAACTTTAATTATGGATATAATGAAAAATGGAACAACCATTTATGCTTCTACTAAACCATTGTTTGCTATTAGTGCTAATACGCACACGGTTGGGGTAGCAACAACAACAGCATTAGTATCAGGTGACAGGGTAACTTTTAAAATTACTCAGATAGGTTCTACTGAACCGGGAGAAGGCGTAAGGTTTACTCTTAAATGTAAAACTAACACCAATGAATAGGAATTAGATTATGTTTTTAATTGACACAAAACAGATTGGTAGAAAAGGTGGTCTTCCTAATGCGGATTATCAAATACAGTTTTTACAGATTGCTGGTGGAGGAGGAGGTGGCCCATACACTGGAGCAGGGGGTGGAGCAGGTGGCTATATCAACTCTTACGCTAGTGAAACTTCAGGAGGAAATTCGGTAACGGCTGGTACATATGGAGCTACGTCTGGTGTAGTTCTTGCTGTAACAATTGGTGCTGGAGGTGCTACATCAAATTCTCCAAATCCAGGTAATCAAGGCCAGGATTCAACTTTTGGAAATCTTTTATCTAATGGTCAAATTATCACAAGCGATGGTGGTGGTCTTGGAGCTTTTGGTCGAGTCCCTGGATTTCAAGGAGCACCCGGAGGATCTGGTGGTGGTTCATCTAATAATGGCCTAGGAAATGCGCCAATAAATCAGGGAACCCCCGGACAAGGCTCTAATGGTGGAAGAGGCTCTGTATCAGGCTACCAAGGAGGTGGCGGTGGCGGCGGTGCAGGAGCAGTAGGAAGTGACGGAGGAAATGGTTCACCGGGGCCGGGTGGTAACGGACTTTCTTCGTCTATTACAGGAGGGGCCGTAACTCGTGCTGGTGGCGGTGCTGGAGTGACATGGGGTGGAGGATCAGGGGGATCAGGAGGTGGCGGCGGCCAGAGTACTCCCGGAACAGCAAACACAGGTTCGGGGGGTGGAGGCGCTGGTTATCCTTCGATCAATCCGGGTGGTGGTGGTGGAAGCGGTATAACAATATTAAGAATGTTAACTTCTGATTATAGTGGTACTCAATCAGGTGGTTCTGTTGCAACATCTGGTTCAGATACAATCATTACATATACAGGCGTAGGCAGTTATACGGTTACAGCATAGGAGATATTTGTATGGCACATTTTGCCGAGCTAGATGGTGACAACATAGTAATAAGAGTTCTTGTGGTTGATAATGACAAGCTCTTGAAAGATGGTAAAGAAGACGAACAAACAGGGATAGATTATTTAAATTCTATACTTGGCTCTGGTCATACGTGGAAACAAACATCATATAACCATAATTTCCGTAAAAAATATGCAGGGACTGGGTTTGCTTATGATGAAGCAAGAGATGCTTTCATAGAACCATGCCCGTTTCCCTCTTGGACTATAAATGAAGATACCTGTCAATACGAACCACCAATCCCACGCCCAGAAGGACTGCCAATGATGTGGAATGAATCTGAGTTAGCATGGGAAGACGGGGAAGAAAAGAGAAAGGGTTGGACAGTAGAGGAAAGTCCTGATGCATAATTTACATCTGCTTGGAGGATTGCCGAGAAGTGGCATTACTCTTTTATCAGCGATGTTAAATAAAAATACAAATATTTATGTCACGACAACATCACCCTTTGTCGAAATCCTTTGGCGTAATTATGGTTTTTGGTTTGACCCAGACTACATTGATGATACTGGGACAGACAAGATGCAAGATGTAAAAGTTCCATTTTTACGCAGTATTGCTGGGTCTTACTTTAAAGAGCTTACTACAAAACCAACGATAATTGACAAGAGGAGACAATGGCAACACGTCAATAACATAGAAATGTATACAGATATTTATGGTAAGCCTCCAAAAATAATCTGTCCAGTGCGTGACGTTGTTGACATCATCACTTCTTATAAAGTTTTGTATACAAAAAATAATTTACAGTGGAGTTATGAGTCATTAAAAGGTAATAGATTTGAAAACAGTTATCTTGAATTAAAGAATAGTTATAGTAAATATCCTGATTGTTTTCTTCTAGTTAATTATTCAGATATAGTTAATGACCCACAAGCAATTCTAGATCGTATATGTAAATTTATAGGAGAACCTAGTTTTGTCTATGATGCAAAATCACCAATTCAAGCACATGAAAAAGAAGCTGACTACGGTATTAATGGACTGCATACTTTAAGAACAACCTTGTCAGATAGCGGAGATGATGCGAAAGAAATATTAACAGATGATGAATATAATACTTTTTCAAATTGGAATTTTTGGAAGGAGGATTCTTGTATTACAAATGGGACAAAGCCGTTAGTAAAAGCGAATGCGAGTTCTTAATAGAGGATTGTTTAAAGTCAGATGTTAAAAAAGCGTTTACAGGTAAATCAGAGATTCCAGATGACAAAATTCGTAAAACCGATATACGATGGGTAAGACCAGGAAGTTTTATTCAGTATTCTATGATGGGTTTTCTTGCAGATGCAAATTCAAGAATTTTCAGATATGACATTACAGGGCATGAGCAAATACAGTTTGGCACATATAGTAAGGACGATCATTACCTCTGGCATATAGATGTTAAAAGAGATTTCTCGAATCCATCTGGTCGGAAACTTACAACGTCAATTCTTTTGTCTGATCCTAAAGATTTTGAGGGTGGAGAGTTTGAAGTATTTTCTGGTGCTGAAAAACCAGAGCAACCTTTACAATCTCAAGGATCGGTATGTGTAATGGATTGTGTGGATTGGCATAGAATCACACCTGTAACTCAAGGAGTTCGATATAGTTTGGTCATGTGGTCGCATGGTCCAAATTTAAAATGAGAACACATAAAATAAAATTTTCTCATTTTAATCCTGCTTTAACAGAATTGTACCCAGCCGTCCTTGGTAATGATTATGCGATGGATTGGGTTAAAGCCGAGAGAAAAAAATGGCACTCTTATGATGAAAAAATAAAGTCGGAAACATCATCTATTTTAAGATGCCCCGGTATTTTTGAAATGTATTCAAAGGGGTTTTTTATACAACAACCGTATGATATTTCATTTACTCTAAAGGACAATGACATCCAGGTTAGTACTCCTGATTTGATGAGTTTGTTTGATAACAATAGAGTTGTAGGTAGACAACAAAATGAAGTTTTTTTCCATAAACCAAATGAATCAGCAGTTATGCCATTGCGAGAAGGAACGCTGCATAACATAGCCAATATTCCTACGGGATTTCAACTTCTTTCTAGTGTGCCTTTATTAATTTTGCCAGTTCCCTATCCTGACCAATATGAATGGGAATGTTCTACGGGAATACTAGAAACACATAAAAGTGTAGAGGTAAATTTACAAGTGTATTTAAATAATTATAAAGGTGAGAAGGAAAAAACTTGGAAAATAAATGCAGGGGATAATGTAATATTTGCTATTCCATTAACTTCTGATAATTGGGTTATTGAAAATCAATTAACAATAAAAGAAAAGATATGGATTAAAACTTATAACATGGCAGTTTCAAGAAGTAATTTTTGTCCTATGAAGATTGCCGCAAATTATTCGACTATACTGCCAGTAATTAAAAAAAGACTGAACGAAGCTTTTAAAAAACTTTGGAACTAATAATGATTCGTTTACTTTGTTACATAGCAATAATACTAGGTGGTATTTTTTTATTAATGCCAGGATTTGATTTCTAATGACTAATGAATTATTTCATTTTTCTTATTATATTTTTAGTATTTTTAATACCTCCTACACTATTACACGCCGCTGATAGTAATACCGTCAGTTCTTCGACCGTTACTGGCACGACCACGGTAGACCGAACACCAAGTACAGCTGCCTCACCTAACGTAATCATAAACAATCAAGATGTATGCACTACCGGTATTAGCGGTGCAGCTCAATCTGCATGGTTTGGTATTTCGATGGGTAAAACCATTAAAGACGAAAACTGTGAGAGATTGAAACTTGCACGTTCGCTATATGGTATGGGTATGAAAG